AATATTTGATATTTCTTCCTGCCATTTTGCTTTTTTCTCCTGGAGTTCTACTTTCCCTCTACCTGCTCCAGTTTCTCCATCATCATCCACGGCTTCTAAACAAAATAAGGTGACAAGTGAGTATCTTCTAAGGTAGGTGATAGAACTTCCGATTTTTTGTGGATCCACCACATCAGGAAGAGCCACCTCGCTGATTAGGGTTTCATAATTTCCTTCCTGATCCTTTGATTCCATATCAATAAGGAGTGTTTGAAGAATATTTTTTCCTTCTCTGAATACAAGTGGCTGTCTCATCAGAATATTATATTCTTTTAATACCGGACGGAGAGCTTTTACGAGTGCGTTAATATCAAAATAGGAACTCTTGAAGAACGTATTCTCCTTATCTTTTGTGACTGTAGTAAACTCATTCTGTATGAGCATGAGTTTATAATCTAAACTCTTCGGCGGTAGTTTTTCTTCTTCCATTTGTAATGGGAATAATGATGTAGGATACTTCGTCACTTTACACTTCTAGTTACTAAAAGTCAAGAAACTTTTACTATTTTCATGAAGATTTTATTTGTTTCGTAGTTTACGATATGGACTATTTTCTCTTTATCAGTGATAAGTTTCTTAGCGAGTTTGACTGCGTCGTAGTACTTCATTTTCTTTAGAATCGTAAAGTTTCCAATAGTGAGATAGAACATATTATTTGAGGAAAAAGTATAAAATCGGAATCCAAAATGTCAGTGATGTGATGATGAGTTTCATTCGTTGAATCTTAAAAAATAGATAATATCATTCCCTTCTTTTCTTTCTACAAGCTCGACTTTGAGCACTAGTTCAGGATTTTTAATAAATGTATCCGCTTGTGCTGCAATGAATGTTTTGAAGAAAAGATCGATGATTTCAGCTCTCTTTGCCATTATTTTATGCAATTCATGTTCCCAGTTCGGATTATCGAATGTGCTCATAGAAATGGAGTGAAAGAATACTCAAGACATACATGATCCTCTTTCGCTACCTGTTCGCAATCTGGACATTTACCATTCTCTATGAGTACTTCTCTCTCTGCTTCTTCTTCCATTATCCACTCAACAATTTCGTCATACTCTTGTTCACTAAATATTGGATCCATAAGTGCTTTTTCGCATGCTTCTTTCTTTTCAGTCCAGGAGTATTCATCCCAGTTTGCGTGTACTTCAGTAAAATTTTTCATGGTGTAGGTTTAAAAGGTTATGTACTGAGTATAGACTTTTAGTTACTAAAAGTCAAGAGTAAAATACGTTGACTTTTAGTAACCAATACTATACCATAGTTTCACCGAAGATCTTAAATAGCTGCCTACTATATTTAGAAAAGAGTACAGGAAGTGATCTTCGGCAGCTTGCTTGCCTGTATTCTTTTCTGTATATACATTTATATGATCACACTTCGTCCTTACCAGGGACAAGCCATCGATGAGCTGAGAGAGGCATTCGCAAAAGGACATAAAAGAGTAGTCCTCTGCCTACCCACTGGAGCAGGAAAAACCGTAGTATTTTCTGAGATGGTACGACTCGCAAATGAGCGAGGTACAAAAACTTTAGTGCTCACAGACCGTACCGAATTATTCAAACAGACTATAAAAGCTCTTGGAAGAGTTGGAGTTGCAGTGGAAGAGATTGCGCCACACCGTAAGGAAATTTACGCAGGAGCAACTATTTATCTTGCTATGGTGGAAACATTTAAGAGACGTAAACATCTTTTTTCTTTCCTTACTCCTGGACTCATCATTATTGATGAAGCACATAAGGGGAATTTTAATGATATTATTACGCTCTTTCCGGAGTCACGAGTCATTGGGGCAACTGCTACTCCGGTAGGGCCTCATTTCTTTGAACTCTATACGCATATTGTTCAGAATATTGATGTACCTGATCTTATAGAGCAGGGGAGTCTTTCCCGGTGTAAACCGTATCAGATGGTAGATGATTTTTCTGATCTCCAGGTGAAACGAGGAGAGTACACCGGAGCATCTTTGGATCTGCATTATAATAAACCCACACTTTATAAAGGAGTGGTAGAAAATTATCTGAAGTATGCAAAAGGAAAAAAAACCATTGTATTTAATGTGAGTATTGAGCATACAAAAAATGTCAATCAGGCGTTTCTTGATGCTGGAATTTCTTCAGATTATATCACCTCAAAGACTTCTACTGAGGACAGAACACGTATACTCAATGCTTTCAGTAGTGGAGCATTTCACGTCCTTAATAATTGTGGAATTCTTACCACTGGATATGATGAGCCTTCTATTGAATGTGTGATTGTAAATAGAGCGACAAAATCTCTTCCACTCTGGCTTCAATGTGTTGGGCGTGGATCACGAGTGATTCCAGGAGTGAAAGATTCTTTTGTGCTCCTGGACTTTGGAGGAAACCATGCACGTTTAGGATTATGGAATGAGCCGAGAGAATGGAAGTTGAAAAAACCACGAGAGAAAGCAGAAAATGAGGCGGCTGTAAAAGTATGTCCACAATGTGAGTTTGTAAATTTTGCCTCTGCTCGTACTTGTAAAGGAGAAGACTGCGACTATGTATTTCCTGCGCCTCCGAAAGAAGATAAGCAGGGAGTTATGGTGGAAGTGGCTCCCCATGTGCCGGATGCATTGAAAGGCAAGCGTCCAAGTACACTTACTATTGATGAGCTTATAGAATTACAGCATGCGAAAAAATACAAGGCGACTTATATTTGGAGAATAGTAAGATCGAGAGGCGAATCTGCTCTTGAAGAGTATGCTCATAAGATGGGGTATGCGAAAGGATGGGTATTGAAGCAAAAACAGGATACCCGAACGAGTGATTTTAATAACTATATTCTCTCATGATCTCATTTTTCAAACGATTCGCAGGTGCTCCTCATAGATCAGAAGGTACGATTGAGATGAATGAATTCCTCAATAATGTGAAGTATGGGAAGTGGAAAGAGTACATCACTACTGTCCGGAATGAGCCGGATAAAGAAAAACGTAGTGCTCTTAAAAAGAAGCTTCCTTCGGTCACGATGTCCGGTGTGTTTTCTGTCAGACATGAATCAGACCTTATTGCACATAGTGGATTTATTTGTATTGATATTGATAATTACAGTGATAAGACCGCACTTCTCGATGATCCGTATACGTACGCATTATTTACTTCCACTTCAGGAACAGGGCTTGCGGTAGTGATTAAAATTAACGGAGCGAAGCATAAGGAATCTTTTAAGTGGATCCAGAATTACTATTATAAAAATTATGGAATAGTAGTAGATCCTGCTCCTTCTAATGTCGCTTCTCTACGTTTCGTTTCTTATGATCCGGAGTTGAAGATGAATGAGAAGTCAAAGACTGCGCTTATCCTGGAGTATAAAAAAGAACGTCGAAAAAACCTCCCTGTAATCCTAGATAATTCCGAACTTGCACATCTCCTGGAAGAAATTCAGACAAAGAATATTAATATCACTGAGTCTTATGAAGAGTATAGAAATATAGCATTTGCTCTTGCTGATGGATTCGGAGAAGAAGGCCGGACATATTTTCATATAGTGGCTGGAATGTCAGCGAAGTATCAGCAGAGACATGCAGATAAGCAGTACGATATTGCACTCAGGGGGAATCGTCAGGGGATAACAGTAGGTACATTTTACTGGATGCTGAAACATGCCGGAGCTACGATCCCTCATAAGAACAAGAAAGCTATTCAGATTGCAGGGATTGCCAAGAAAAATCAGAGGACAAAAGAAGGAGCGATTCAGCATCTTGTAGAAATTGAGCATGTAGAGCCGAAGGTTGCAGAAAAGATTGTCGAAGAAGTCTATCACAGGAGTGATTTTGATGTCGATGAAGGGCTAGGAAGTCCAAAGGAAGTAACAGATGCGCTCATTGAATTTCTCCGTCAGAATTACCCTATGAGAAAGAATTCACTTACTCAGAAGATTGAGACAAAAGGAGTAGAGATTACTACGGAGCTTATGAATACTATCTGGCTTCAGGCAAGATCTTTCTTTAATAGTAAAGAAGTCACGAAAGAATTGCTGGATGCTGTTATTTTCTCACATATCACTGAGATTTATCATCCTATTACAGAGTATATTGAGAAGAATAGTCACCGAAAACAGAATGGACAGCTTGCTCTCCTTGGTCAGTGTATTCAGAGTGAAACTCCATTGAAAGATACCTTTATAAGAAAATGGATGATTGCACTCATTGCAGCTCATGAGGGGTTCCCTGTACGGTCTGTACTTGCACTTACTGGATGTCAAAACTCTGGTAAAAGTGAATTTTTCCGCCGTCTCCTTCCTGATGATCTGAAGAAATACTATGCTGAATCGAAACTTGATGCAGGAAAAGATGATGATCTCCTCATGTGCCAAAAACTGATCGTCATGGATGATGAGATGGGAGGAAAAAGCAAGCAGGATGAGAAGAGGTTCAAAGAGCTTACGAGTAAAAGTACTTTCTCTCTACGTGCTCCGTATGGGAGATTTAATGAAGATTTTAAGCGACTGGCTGTGCTTTGTGGTACTTCCAACGATCCGGATATTGTCAATGATCCTACGGGAAACACTCGTATTCTCCCTGTGGAGGTGCTCAGTATTGATCATGAGTTATATAACTCTATTGATAAGGATGAACTCTTCATGGAAGCCTACAGGGCATATAAGGAGGGGGCTGAATGGCAAATCAATAAGGAAGAAATGGCTATCTTGAAAGTGGTCAGTGATGAATTTGAGCAAACACCGTTTGAAAGAGAACTCTTGATTGAATTCTTCAGGATCCCTCAGGAAGGAGAAACAGGACAAAGAATGTCCGCTACGATGATCAAGAATGAAATAGAGTTTCGATCACAGCAAAAAGTTACTTCCTTAAAAAAACTTGGAATCGAATTACGCAAGATGTTTGGAAAACCATTCAAATCTAACGGAATGCATGTGTATGAAGTAATTACTATTCGGATATAATAAATAAATGAGACCCTGCGACGACCCAAGACGTAAGTCTTAGATCAACGTAGAGTCTCATTTACCGCTTTTTCCTACGCCTGTAACTATATAGTTATTTTTGCTAAAATCAACATTTTTATTCTCACAAAAAGCAAAGTGTGAAGATTTGTTTGTGGTGGCTGGCTAGAATAGCGTAAAAGTATAATACAATATTGGATAGAGTTGTATAATTGGAAATAGGTGCACTAAACAGGTGATAATTCGTTTTTCGTCTGTCAAGTTTTGGACTTTTTGAGGTTTTAGGGAGGATAGGGAGGATTATTCGTTGCAATCCTCCCTGAGTTTTTGCCCTGCGTTTAAGCCAAAAAAAGACAATCCAGGGAGGATAGGGAGGATTATTGATAAAAACGAGTGAGTTTCCCCGGAGAAACATAGGGGGTGCAGCATGCTCAGCGTATATATATCTGTCTAACTATATATACTTTTCTTCCTCCCTCCCTCCCTAAGTATAAAGGATTCTAGCTCTGGTAAAGGCTTAAAGTACAGGGAGGATCGTTTTTTTCTTCCTCCCTGAATATTTTTTTCATTTTGTATCGTGGCTCTGATACTGTGTTAAAGTACAGGGAGGATTGTATTGTACTGCAAAATGGACGTTTAAGGCATTTTTTGTATGTTTTTTGAGTACAGTAAACAGATATTCTTCCTCCCTGAACGATATATTTTCTGTATTTTACACTATATGTCAAGTATATTGACTAATAATTTTATTACCTTATGATCGGGATATATCACTTTTGAGATAATTATGAGAGGAGTACCTGTGAATATTGAAGAATACCTTACGAACCTAAAACCATACCTTGAAGTAGGGTGTTCATTGCACGAAGCATGTATTAATGCTATAATACCATACACTACGGTGGTAGATTATATGAAGAATGACGAAGAGATTCGTAAAAAAATAGAAAGAATGCAGAATCAGCCCCTCTATATTGCGAGAAAATCAGTAGTAGATGGGATGAAACTTGATGGAGATCTGGCTTTGAAATACCTTGAAAGAAAGAAGAAAGATGAATTCAGTCCTCGATCAGAACTTGATGCCAATATTGCTGTAAATCCTATTAAATCCTTGCTCAATACCCTTGATGGACAAACTGGAACAATCCCTACTGGAGAAACTGTCGAACCGAATTTGGAGACTCAATAATCTCTACTATATCAGGGATGCAAATGGAAAACGTGTACTATTCAAAATGAATTGGGCACAGATAGATCTTTTCCAGGAGATGCATTACCTCAACATCATATTGAAGGCGAGACAGCTTGGATTTACCACGTTTATAGACATATTCATTCTTGATATGTGTTTATTTAATTCTAATATTTCTGCTGGTATTATTGCAGATACGAAACTGAATGCCGGTAAGATATTTGAGAGTAAGATCAAGTACGTGTACGAGAATCTCCCCCTTGAATTACAAGCGGCTATTCCTAGAATTGTATCCTCAAAGAGTGAAGTAGTATTTGGAAATGGGAGTAGTATATTTGTTTCTACATCCTTGCGATCAGGTACATATCAGATCCTGCATGTCTCAGAGATGGGTAAGATTGCAGTAAAATTTCCGGAGAAAGCGAGAGAGATTGTAACAGGAGCGTTTAATGCAGTTGCTGAAGGGCAAATGGTCTTTGTAGAGTCTACTGCTGAAGGTAAAGGAGGAAGGTTTCATTCATTGGTGAAGCAGGCTCAGCTCAATATGAAACTGCCAAAATTATCACCTCAGGAATTTAAGTTTCATTTCTATCCATGGTGGAAGAATCCCTTGTATGCGACTCAATGGGAAACTCATCTTACATGGGAGGAAACAAAGTATTTCATGGATTTGAAGGAGAAAGGTATTGATCTTTCTGATCAGCAAAAATGGTGGTATGCAAAGAAAAAGCGAGTCATGGAACTTGAGAATGATCCGGAGAGTTCAGGAGATATGTTCAGAGAGTTTCCATCTACACCGGAGGAAGCTTTTCAGTCTTCAGTGGAAGGTGCAGTATATAAAAATGAGATTGCTCAGATCATTAAAGAGAAGCGAGTGCTCTTATGTCCTTATGATCCAAGATATCCTGTCACTACTGCATGGGATATTGGGTATAGAGACGCTACTGCGGTATGGTTTGTACAGTTTGATGGGATCCGACATAGGTTTATTGATTACTACGAATCCACTCGAACCTCTTTGAAGGATGATATCAAAGCTGTTCTAGAGAAACCATATCTCTACGCTGAGCATATAGGGCCTCATGACTTGAATAAGCATGAAAAATTCAATGGTGTGACTCTCTACGAGCAAGCTCTAGATCTTGGGTTTACCTTCAAAGTGCTAGAACAATCCGGAGTACTCGCTGGTGTAAATAAGGTGAGAATGATACTACCTATTGCAGTATTTGATGAGCAGAAGACGAAGAAAGGATTTGAGTATATGGAAACATATTCCTACGAATGGGATGATAAGATAGGTGACTGGAAGAAAGATGCATTGCATGATAAATCTTCTCATGGAGCTGATGCTATGCGTTACTATGCAGTAGGATTTGATGCTGGATCATATTATGCCAACACTGAATCGGTTGGAGGGATTACAGAATTTGATCCGTATGAATTAAATTGACTTTAGCGGACTTACTTATATGATAAGCGCATAACACATTCCTAAATTTCTATGGCAAAACAGAAAGCATATCTAGATGAAGAGCCTGTAGAGGTAGAAGTAGATGAAGAAGAGAAGGATAATACTGTCGTAGATTACTATACGGAAAAGTATACGGAATTATCTAAGCAAATAGGAGCTGAGTATACGGTAGGATATAATTTCATGTATCCTAAATTTGTAGAGTGGAATCGAAGACTCAAGATCTTGAATAATCAGATCAGAGGTAAGGGAAAAGTAGGTAGTACTTTGATGTTTACGATCCATCAGACTATCTTAGCTGCAATGTATAGCGATAGAATCAGTGTGAAATTTGCTCCTCGTAATGATGGAGATCAGGAACAAGCGGAGAGATGGGGAGATCTTGCGAAGTATGATTATAAAGCGATGGGTAAGCCTCAGTTAGATTACGACTGGATCTATGATACGCTTGCTTTTTCGTATGGCCTTGTGCTCATGCATGAGTGGAACTCAGAGACGAAAACGCCTGTCCCTATCAATATTGATACAACTACATGGATCCGAGATCCGGAGGCTATTTCTATCACTGGAAAACAGAATGGAGAAGGAAAAGCACGATTTGGAGGACGTTGGATTTACCTCACGAAATACCAGGTTCAGGAATATATAGATATCGGAATCTTTGATGGTATCAAGAATATTGATGATCTGAAAGCCGGTACTACAGGGAATATCATGGCTGAGAATAGTAGACTCAGAAAACAGAATATGGGGTATCAGGCAACGAATACTCAGGATGAACCACTCACAGGAGCGAACACGCTTTACGCATTCCTTCAGTGGTTTACGTTTGATGAAAAAGGTGTACCTGGAATTTTCTACAAACATGGTGGAGGTGGTGAGGGAGCAGGAGGTATGATTGTAGGACATAAAGAACTCCGAGATGCGGATGATAAACCTATGAAATTCTTCCCTATCGCACTGAGAAAAATACATCCTCAATCCGGACAATGGGATGGATATTCAGTATTTGATGGAACAGAAGACAAGCAGAGAGCAATGGCTATCTTAGAGAATGTTTCCCTAGATCTTGCGAAGTTTACTGTTTATTCAAGGTATGTCTATGATAGCACACGCATCAAGAACAGAGCTGAACTCCAGAAGTATGAGCTTAATCAATTCATCCCTGTCGCTGGTAGAACTGATGGAGTTATCCAGGAGATCCCGAAAGCACATATTAGTAATGATATATCATTTACTATTACTACGCTCACAAATGAGGCTGAGCGTGCTATGGCAACGCCTGAAATTCAGCAGGGAGTACAATCTTCACAGAATCGAAGCGCAACGGAGAATGCTCAAGTAGCTCAGAATGTGGCTACTCGATACGGATTGAATGCGAAAGTCTTTGCATGGAGTGAAGAGCAATTTTGGTATCTATGGAGAGGGCTTTATAAGAAACATTTCAAAAACGCTCAGGAAAAACTTGTACGTATCACTGGAGATAGTGGTATGACATTTAGAAAAATGACTCCAGAGAATCTTAAGATGCAAGAGGATCCGGATATTATTATCGAGTCTCTCGCTATTAGTGATGCTGAGACAAGAGCGAAGCTTCAAGCATATAGTAATATGTATACTGCTACTGCTCAGGATCCTACAGTGGATAAAAGGAATATCCTTGAGAAGATTGCTCAATACTCTGATTTCACTGAAGAGGAGAGAAACGCACTCTTCCCTAAGACTATGGATGAATACCAGGCTGAGGAGGAAAATAGAATGCTTAATGATGGGGAGATTGTGAATATCCAGGAGGATGATGATGATTACGCTCATTTGAGAGTACATGCGAAAGCAAATGCCAATGATCAGACTGAATCACATAGAGCGGCGCATATCCAGGCACTCTATGCGAAGAAAAGACAGGCGATGAAGCAGGCCACAGCTACAGCCGGTGTTGGTGCGGTGGCTGGAGGTATGCCAGATCAGCAAGCAACTACAGCAGATCCAGTTCCTACTCAGGATTACTCTCAACCTACTACTTTACAGACTGCATAATATGATGACTAAAGAAGAAAGAGCTTCCAAGTTTGCAACTATTCAGAGTTTGATGACTCATCCAGGATGGCCATTGATTGTAGAGGCTATTGATGAAATTGAAGGATTTATAGTGGCGAATCTAAGGACTATAGATTTTACTGATTTGGAGCAGGTGAAGAGAATCCAAAGTGATCTGCTCATTTGGGAAAAAATGAAATCTCTTCCCAATCTTATCTCAAGTATGTATGATGACGCTGCAAAAGAGGATGAAGAAAAAATTGATCCGTACTCTGAGATAGATAAAGAGTACGAGGCGCATATGAAAAACGCTCCAAGATAGTATCTTGGAAAGAGGAGACATAAGTTCTTGCTAGCTCGCACTTACGAGTCTCCTCCTTCCAGTATATTATATACTGAGTATTTCCCTGCATTGCAGGAGTTACCCCATATATACTATGGAGACAGAAGAAGAAAAAAGAGCTGCTGCTGAAGCTGCTGCCGCTGCGGAGGCACAATCTAAAGCAGAGCAAGATCGAAAGAATTCTGAGGATTCTACACCTCCTCCAGTCCGTCATCATCCTTCTTACTATGTTGAACAGCGTAAGAATGCGAGGGCAAGACAAGAGGAAGAAGAGGATCAGGATGATATCGATGCAAGGGTCGATAGTAAGGTCAATGAGCATCTGAGTAAATTCTCAGAGACCATTGATAGTACGAATCGAGAGAGAGATCTACGCGAATTCTTACAAGAAAATCCGGAATTCAAAGAAGATGAGCGAAAGATCGCTAAGTGGTGGTCTGATCCATCACGAAGACATCTACCACTTTCGACAGTAGCACTTGAAGCTGTAGGCCAAGCGAAACTTCGTAAGATTTATGCTGAGCAGGCTCTCAGAGATGAGAGAGAGGCTAGGCAGACTAAGGTAGGTGGAAGTGTCGCAAGACGTGAAGGATCTTCAATAGCTCTCACGCCTGAAAAAATAGCGACAATGACTGATAAAGAACTTGATGCCGCCATTAAGGCGAATACATAACAAGCGAGCTGGCAATTTTATTCGATTGCCAAATAACAACTATGTTAGTTACAAGAGCAGATATTCCACAGGAATATTCGTCACTGTATATGGAGAAATTCCTTCGTACAGCACAATCCCGAATCGTTTATCTTAAGTATGCACAGGACAGTGAGTCCACTGTTTCTCTTCCTGAAAATGGGGGATCTATGTCTGCTAAATGGAGAAGATGGGAAAACCTTGCAGTAAATACTAATCCACTTGGAGAAGGTATTACACCGGAAGGATCAGATATGTCAGTAACAGAAGTTACAGGTACTGCACTTCAGTATGGTAATTATATTCGATTCTCAGATGTAGTTAAAAAGACATCTATGGATCCTATTATTACTAAGATGGGAGAGCGACTTGCGTATAACATGCAGCAGACTCTTGATACTGTTACTCGAACAGCACTTCAGGCAGGATCTAACTTCATTTATGCAGGTGCGGCGGTTTCTAAGATTACAGTAGGTGCTACGGATTATATTACAACTACTATGATCCGAAAAGCGGTACGATTCCTTGAAGGTAAGGATGCTATGACGTACATGCAGGATATGATTCTTCCTTCTACAGGAATTAGTACAACTCCTATCCCTGCATCATTTATCGGTATTACACATACTGATATTGCGTATACAATCCGAAATCTTACAGGATTTATACCTATTGAAAGATATGCAAGACCAGGAGAAGCACTTCCAGGAGAAATTGGTTCATATGCTCAGGTTCGATTTATTGCCACTACACAGGCATCAATCTATACTGCGGCAGGTGCAACATCACAGAATCTTTATGGAACACTTATCTTCGGTACTGATGCGTTTGGTGCGGTAAATGTGGATACTCTTACTACTAATCTCATTATTAATGAGCTTGGAAGCGGTGGATCTGCTGATCCGTTACATCAGAGAGGTACAGTAGGATGGAAGGCTGCGTTTGCGGCTAAGATCCTTAACTCCGACTTTATGGTGGAGCTTATCTCATCTGCTGAGGCGTAGTCTGAATAAAGCGAGCTAGCTTTTATTTACCTAAATCATATTTTTATGGTAACAACTAAGACTTTGGAGACAAAGGCTGATGAAGCCAAGAAAGATGAATCTACACAGGACGTAAAGTCTGAGGAGATTAAGACAAATGACTCTCATAAGGCTGATGAAGCCAAGAAAGATGAATCTCCGGTAGATACTAAGGACACTCACGCTGATGAAAAGAAGCATGAGGGGCCAGCGGCTGAGAAGCCTAAGGCAAACGCACAACCTACTGAGGCTGAAATAAATGCTGCTCGTGAAATGCTCGCTAAGCGAGAAGAACATGACACCGCAGAATTGGACAGTTCAAAAGTAGCGACTAAGAATCGAATTGATATGAATGATACTGTACCTCGATTTTATCCTCTTATGGAGGGTCAGCCAGAAGGAACACGTATGAAAGCCACTATCAATGAATTTGAATATTCTGTACCACGAAATCAGGATGTGCAAGTACCAAAAGTATTTGCTGAAATCTTTGATAACATCCGAAGGGGTGAAACTGGTGCAAATATTCCAAGACATCTTTTGCATGATGCAAAAGCTGCAAAGTATGCTCAAGAAAACGCTCAATTTTATTAAACAATCTAATACATGGCTCTTGTTAACCAATACGCAGATGCTGGTGGAGAAGTAATCGAAGTACATTCTATAAGTGTAGATCCTGCTTCAATGCTTACTCTTGCTCAGGCAAATGTGGATATCGCAATCGCTGGTCTTCTTACGACTGATCGAGTAATTGCACTCAATTCAATAGGACTTACTTCAGGTCTGATTTGGAAAGAGGCTTCTATTCCTACAAACGGAACTCTCCGAGTAGTGGTAGCAAATATTTCTGCTGGTACAATCGATGGTGCTGCAATCCCAGGATTTGTGACAATCGTTCGACCTACAGTAGTATTCGACTAATTGAAATAAAGCGAGCTAGCTTTTATTTATCGTTTTGTGACTTATGGATTTTATTACCTTTGCACGTACAGCGAGATCTCTTACAAGACAGAATGCAACGACATTCCCGGATCAATTAATGGTGGATTTTGCTAATCTCGCAAAAGAAGAGATTGAGGGAAGAATCGTTAGTGCTGATGGAGGGTATCTAGAAATGACTGCGTATACAGATATGGTTGCAGGGCAGAGAGTCTATGAGTTACCAAGTGATATTTTGAATAGAATCCTCAAAGTGGAGGTCATGATGGATGGTGTGAACTACTACCCAATGAGTGAAGTAGATTTCAATATGGTTGGGTTTACGATATCGGATGAAGCGGAGATATTAAGCTATTCGTCTGCATACCCTGTACGGTATTCTCTGTATAGAGGATCTATTTATATCTGGAGTGGAATCACTATTCCTGCGGTATCGAGAGGGTTAATGTTGTACTACAATGTTTCTTCTCATACATGGACTACAGCAGATTTAAGTAAGCCGGTAGATATTTCTATAGATCCTACACCTACATCTGTAGGGCTTCCTGCTGAATTTCATTCACTCCTCTTGTACATGGTCACAAGAAAGTTTAAACTTACTCGTGATAATCCAATAGCTCTTGATGCAGAGGAACAAACACAGTCTTTAGAGTATGCATTGCAATTGTCGTTAGCAAACTATCAGAATGCTAATAGAGACAGAATTGAGCAAGGTGAAACTCCTGCTGATTATGGATATGATTACTAATTTTCTCATTTTATGAACGATCCCATCAACCCTGAAGTAAATATTTTCATCAAACATATCCGAAAAGGAAAGGTTATTGGTGAATATGCAATGCATAACATCACTACAAACACTGGTAAGGCTGGTGTAGCTGCTCGAATGGGCCTTGCTACAAATGCATTT